AGCGTAGCCGTACCCGTGAGCGAAACCGGATTGGAGAGGTCGAGGCCGCCCAGGTTGCGCATCGACGTGCCAGCATTGGCAACGTCTGAAAGGTTGTTGGCCGACAACAGCATGCCGGTCGTCGCTATAGAAACCCACCCTAAGTTCTTGCGTCCGTAGGTCGCGCCATCGTTGGGCGCGTCAGCCCCGATAGGCACTCGCTGCCAGCCCGAGTTGATACGTCCGTAAAGCGTGCTATCGACCGGGGCTTCGGAAATGCCGCCACCACCGCCGCCGCCACCGCTACTATAGGGCGCGAGCAAATAGGCCTGATTGACGACGTTGTAGGTTAGGACATTGGTGTTTGGCAGATCGCCTGCCGGGATCGAGGACACCACCGCAAAGTCGGAATAATCCAGATCGAAGTAAAAATTGCCGTTCACCTTGCGCACGGCAATGCCGGTTCCGCCGAACACAGCGGCGGGAAAGCTGACGACGGTTTTGATTTTGACCTTGGGGAGCAATGCCATTAGGGAAGCCCCGCCAGCGCCGCTTTGAAATCAGTGATGCTGATCCGCCGATAGGTGTTCTGCGTGCTTTCCCAAAGCACAAGGAACGTCGTCCCTGCGGCTGCGGTTGGGATCGTAGCAGTCTGCGCCAGTTCGCTGAAAGCAAGGTCGAACGTGAACACGCCGCCGCTCTGCGTGACGGCAAGCCCGGTGCCGCCGTTAACCGCTGCCGGAAACGACACCAGTGCTTTGACTTTGATATCGGGAAAATCGGTCATGTGGCAGGCACCACACCGTCAACGATGTTGAGCGGGCCGATACTGAGTTGAATTGTTTGCGTGCCGTCGTCATTGGTGAGCGTGAGACCGGTGTCGCACTGACCGGGACAGAAGCACTGCATTTCCTGCAAGGTGAAGAACCAGCGGAACGTGCCCAGCCCGACGATGGTCAGCTTGCCGTTGTCGGTGGTCGCATCAAGGTTCCTGCCGTTCTTGTCGCGCAGCGAAAACACCATTTCGCAACCGGTCAGATCGATGGGGTTGTCATCCAGATCGGTGACAAGCCCGATGAACACCCACGAAGCGCGATTGCTCTGCGGGGGAAAGGTGATCTGATACATGGCGCTAAAGTTTCATATAGAAGGTGACCAACTTCCGTGGTCCGATGGCGGCATGAGCCGCCGCCGCAGGCCCGCTGTAGGATGCGGTCTTGTTGTCGTTGGCGACCCCGTTGACCGAGCCGATGGTGATGCCCGTAAAGGCCGATCCGGTGCTTGTCGTTGAAGTGCTTACTCCGGAACCAAGCGCAAACGTGCTGCCACCGGGGAAGGTTGGGACGCCGGGATGAACGTGACCGGGGTCTTTCAGAAACACGTTATGGTCGTGCGCGCCAATCTGGCATTGCGCCGCCGTCAGCGTGCGGCTTTCCTGTCCGCCCGCCGCACCCAAAACAATCGGTGACGTGCCGAAATAGGTCGCCGAGAGACGGCCTGACGCCGCATTGCCCATGTCATCGAGTGCACCGATGGCGTAACCGCGCCAGTCTGGCACAGCAATGTTCTTGTTGGCGGTCCAGTCCGCCGCCGCGTTCGCGCCGCGACCGCCGGAGACCGCGAGCGTTGTATCCGGCCACAGATAGAGAAACAGCGCTTGCGTGTCGGCGTTGGCGCGTTCGGTCGCACCCGAGGTCGCCGAGCCAATCGTCAGATTGTTGAGCCGCACATAGCCCGCAAGCGCTCCGGTGGAATGCCGGAAGATCATGTTGCCGGTCTGGATCAACTGAGTTGGATCGACCGTCGATCCGCCGCCGCCGCCAGCGGACGGCCCGATAACGAGGACGCTGTCGGCGGCGAGTTGCACCACGCCCGCCCTGTCTTGAAGCCGGACCTTCACCGTGCCGTCAGCGACGAAGAATTGCGGCACCCGGCCTGCCGCATCCAGCGTCATCGGATACGGCAATTTGATCGAGAGGCCGGTGTCCTGAAATGCATCCTGCGGCGTCGAAACCGTACCGGCTTGGATGATGTAGAGTTGCCCACCAATCAGCGGTTTGCCGTAAACGTCGAATTGCTGCGTCATCGATAGCGGGATTGTGCCTGCCATGATCGCCCCGATTAATGCTGTGATTGATGGACTGCGCCGAGCGTGCGCGCGGTGTTAGCCATATTGCGTTGGGTCAGTTTGACCGCCGCCATGCGCGCGGGAGACGCATCGCGTTCCGCGCGCTCTACCGCACGCATGTATTTTTGAATGCTCGAAGCGCCTGCCGGATTGGACAAGAAGCGTGCCACTCCGTAGCTGCCGCCCGCCGCCCCTGCCGCAGACAGCGCAGCCGTTGGCGAGTGAGTGAACAGCGCGGCGATGGTGCCAACCATCGCTGTGAAGGCGTTCTGCCTGCCAGAACCAGATGGGTTGCCGAACTTTCCCCTGACGTTCTTTAGTTCCTTGGCGATAGTCGCGATGTCGTTAAGCGCGGTGACATGCGGCCCGGCATTGCCAAGCAGGACAGCCTTGGCCTGCGGCGTGATGCTGTCCCACTGGCGAGCGAACCAATCGAGCGAGAATTGCTTGGTGCCCGGCGCGATGCCAAGTTCGCGAACGAACGCGCCCCCGATATCGCCCTTCATGCTTTGCGGCAGGCGGCCCATAAACCGCGCCAGCGTTGCCACGTCGCCGCCCTTTTGGGCATACTTGAGCAGCGTGTTGAACACCGCTTCGCCGTGCGGCTTTCCAGCGATGACCTGATCTGCCAACTCTTTGAGCGGCCCGTCTTCAACCTTGATTGGCTTTGGCGTCGTGGCTTTCGCCTCTGCGGTGGCGGCGGCGCGTTGGGCAGCGACATCCACCACCGTATCGGCATGAGCGCGCATCAAGTCGCGCTGTTCCGGCTCGAACGCGCGTCCTGCCACGTCACGGGCCTTGCCGTGCAGATACTCAATGACGTTCTCTTGGACATCCTTCGGCGGAAGCGGATCGCCTCTCGCGTCGCGCGTTAGCTTATTCCATGTGCCCGAGCGAATGGCCTGTTGCACGTCCGGATGGTTGCCGGTCGCTTCCATCACGCCTGTATAAAACGGCCCGGATTTGTCGTTGCGCGCCGTCAAGGCTTCGGACACGCTCACCGGCCCGGTGTGCTGATCTTCCTCGCCGCGCACAATCTTGTTGAGCAACCGGTCGGCATCGTCATGCTTGTTGTAACCAAAGCGCTCCCGAAAATCGCGATTGGCGGCACGCGCCCGCAAGTAGGCATCGAGCGCGCCGGGGTCGCCATCGAAATGGTCCTCCATCGCGCGGTGATGCCAATCATCGAACGCCTGCATCGTTCGGCGCGCGGCGCGACGGTCCACCGGAGTTTTCGCCCCCCGCTCCAAGTCCAACAATTCCTGGCGCTGCGTTTCCAAGGTGCGCAGATTGATGCCGGTTTGCGCAGCATCTTCGGCGGTGCCGCCAGCATCGATGGCTTCCGCTTGCGCCTGCGCCCGGCGCTGCCGCGCCCGCTCCGCGAACGCTTCCATCGATTGACGCATATCGTGGGCGGCTGGCGTCAGATTTGGCGTGATCGTCACTTGACGGTCGTTCGGCCCGCGTTCGGTCAATAAATCCCTGCGGACGTGCCGGTCGGCCCCACCAATCGCCGCATCCGAAAGCGTACCATCATAGCCCGCCGCTTCCGCGTAGAGCGCATTCTTGCGCGTCTCTGCCCTGTTGTGCGCTTCGCGGGTGTGAGCAATGACCGTCTGCCCCATATCTTGCGGATGCAGTTCGGGACCGATGGCCTGTTGCGTCGTCTGTGTGGACTGCGCTTCACGCTCCGCAATCGAGGTCTCCCGTGCGGCGTTTGCCGTCTGCCAAGCGGTGTTTGCTTCGGCATCGGCTTTTGCAGCGGCTTCGGTCGCTGCCCTCGTTTCTGCCGCCGCCGCGTCGGTTAGATTGGCACCCGCGCGCTCCGCAACGTTGGTCGAAGTGCCCGCGCCGTATTCAGCGGCTACCGCGTTTTTGGCTTCCTCTAGTTGCCGGGGCAGCGTTGTGTGAACGGCCTCGCCAATCCGCGAACCAACACCAGGGGTCTGCGATACTAACTGCCCCACTTCCTGCGTTTTAGGCCCGCCAGTAATGGCGCGAGGCAGATCGACTTTGACGCCGGGTATTGCATTCAGGTTCTCTGCCGAGATCGCCGCATTGGGGCGCGGCACCTCTTCGGGCGGGCGGATCATCGGAGCGCGCGGAGCGACACCCGGCGCGGCGGCTAGTTTCGGAAAGCCGATGCCGGGCGTGGCGAGTTGCGCAAGAAATTCGGTTTGTTCGCGCGGGATGCCGGTGACATCCTCAAGCGGCTGGCCGATGATAGATCGATACATCGCACTGAGCGGCGCAAACGTTGCGCCTAGCGCGCCAAATCCAACGTTGCCCGCGCCAGCGGCAAATTCACCCACGTCACCGGCCAAGCCGTGACCAAAGGCCCCCGAGTACAGTTGACCAAGGCCCCGCTGCAATTGATGGGTGCCCTCAGTCGAAATTTCACGGGTATGCCGGGGCCATTCCGTAAACGGGCTGATCGCCTTTTCAAGCGGCGACATCGCCTGTCGTCGTGCGAGGCCGTGATCGTCCGCAGTTGGAGGCGGTTGCTTCTCGTCGCCGCCCTCCGTCACCACAATGGGCGGCAGCGCTCCGGGTTTCAATCCAATCTTCTGATTGAATTGCTCCACCGGCATATCCGAATAGAATTTCTTATGCAGCGCGCCAGCGAGGTCGGTGTCCGACATATCGTTATATTGCGGATACTTCTCTCGGATTTCGGCAATGGTTGGCATCAGCGCAAATTCAATGGATCAGGTTTGTCGGCGGCTGTGCCACCGGGCGCAGCGACACCCAGCCGCGTCTGTAGGTCCTGCAACTCCTTTGGATGCAGGTTGAAGTCGCCCTTTGCCGCGCGCTGCGCACGTTCAACGCCGACCTTCAGCACCGACTTGAGGTCTTTGACCGCGTCGTCAAATTCCTTTTCGTTGGTCGCAGCGCTCATGCGGTTGACCGCCGACGTGCCCTTGTCGCCTTCGGTGTTGGTGATCTGGCCCGCGCCGCGCAACTGATCGTAGATGCTTAGGAACGACTGCGCGTTGAGTTGGCCAAACCGCGCCCGGAAGCCCGCTCCCGCCGTTCCAACGAGCATGGCATCCGGGGCCTTCGACATGATGCCCGTCGCCCACATGCGACCGGGGTGCGTGCTGATTTCGTCCAGCAATTGGGTCTGATGCAGCGCGTTGTCCACCACCTTGGGCAGCGCCACTTGAGCCAGCCCGGTCGCCTTGCCGGTAGCCGCGCCTGCGGCTTTCTGTTGTGCGATCTCGCCGGGGCCAAGCAGTCTATGGCCTTCCGGCGTCACGAACGGCTGATCGTTTCGCAGTTGATGCGCCACCACCTCGCCGGTCGCGAGGTTTTGCGTGAACAGCGGGGCACCGATGCCGAGACGGCCCTTTGTTACATCGGGCGGATCACCGCCAAGCGCAATCCACTGCATGATGGTGGGGTTGGTCTTGTCCAGCCCGCCCGCCTCTGCGGCGGCAAGTCGCTTTTCGCGCGTGTCGTACTTCTGCGCTTGCGCGAGTTCATACTTCGACTTCGCGGCTTGCTGTTGCTGCACAAGGTTCGGCGGGTTCTGGCCGGTCAACCTGTACTCGGTATAATTGGGGTCCTTTGGGTCCAACCCGAGACCGATCAGTTTCTTGTCGCGACCTTCCGGTGTGTCCTCTTCGGCCTTCTCCGCTGCGCGCTTCGCCTGCTCTTGCGCAATAGTCAGGTAGCTGCCCGCGCGAGTGTCGGCGCTGTCGGCGCGGCGGTCAGTGATCACGTTGCGCTGATCTTCGCGCTGTCGGGTGATCGTTTTATCCTGCATACCTAGACCGAGTTGCGCCAATGGCAGCACGCCCGAGCGCACCAAGGTTTGCGCGTCGGCGTCCTGCCCCTGCCCCAACGCGGCAAGCGCCGACTGTTGCCGGGCCTGTTCCTGCGCCTTCTGATAGACGTTGCCCAAGTTGGCGAGCATCGAGAAATCGGCACCACCGCTAAACGCTTGCTGCGGCTGGTAGGAAATCGGGTTGACCATTATTGGCCCCCTAGATTGGCGTTGAAGCGGCGCTCGTATTCAGCGACGGACGTTCCGAGTTGATCCCTTGCGTTCGGGTTTTTCATGCCGCCCTCGCCCGCGAACCACGCCCGCGCCGCTCCCGAGGGTCCGTATTTATCGACATACGAACCGAACCGATGCTTGAACACCGCTTCCTGTGCATCCTTGTCGGCGAGGTATTCCTGCGGCGTCAGCCTGCGGCCAAGCGCGGCCTGCGACCATTCAGGGACGTTCGCGCCCATCACCTGATACTTGCCATAAGCGCGGTCACCGGTCTTTGTCACCGGCCCCAGCTTGTCGTAGCGCCCACCGCTTTCAATGCTGGCAATCGAACGGCCATACGGATCGGTGCCGGTTGGTACGGCACCGGCTGTCGGCGCGGCACCTGGCACTGTCGGCGCGTAGCGGCTTTCCAGATCGGCGAGGGTTTTGGCCTGCCGCTGTTGCGCCTGTTGTGCGGCAAGCTGCGCCAGCGGCGTGAAGTCAACCGAACTGAATGCTTGCTGTTGCGCGAACGGGATCGGGTCGATCATTTAGGAGAACTTCGGAAAGAACTGACTGCCGACTTGCATGGTGCCTGCGGTGCCGCCACCGCCGCCCATGCCGCCCATGCCGCCCAACATACTGCCGAGACCGCCGCCACCGAAGCCGCCCATCGCCAGCGATGCCACCGACAGGCCCGCACCGAGAAGGTTTTTCGCACCCGCCGCTTCGCCCGCTGCCTGTAGGTTATTGGCGTTGACGTTGCCGCCCAGCACGTTGCCCGCGACGCCGGTCTGATTGCCCGCATAAGTCTGCGCGAGGTTGGCAAGATTGGTGTAGCCGCCCGCCTGCCCCTGTGCAGCCTGCCCCGTTAGACCGGCCCCGGTGTTGCCCGCGCCTTGCAGATTTTGCAGCCAAGTATTGTATTGTTGGTTTTGAAGGTTCTGCCCGAACGTCAGCGCGTCGATGTCGGCGTTGCCGCTCGCCGCCATGCCTTGGCCCGCGCGCCTGCGGTTGAGAACATCGAGGCCCGCCGTCACCGCACCCTGATAGCCGGGCGCGTTCTGGAATGCGCCGGTCGCGCGCGTGTTGCCTGCGGGGCCGTTGACGCCCAACGCATCGAGGTAGAGGTCGCCGCCCTGATTGTATTTTCCCGCCAGCGCCGACAGCGGCTTATAGGCGTCGATAGCCTGACCGATGTTGCCGACGCCCGTGTCATAGCCGGTCTTGAGGAAGCCCTGTGCTTCGCTGCCATAGCCAGCCGTCGCAGCCCGGTTTTTGTCTGCGGCCTCACGTTCGGCACCACCGCCGAACAGGGTATCGAAAAAGCCTGCCATCAGTTTGCTCCCGGCAAAAACTTCTTTTGCGCAGCGTTCCAGATCAGCACTTGACCGTTGGTCAGCGTCGCCGGATTGATTTCGGAAAAAAGATTGGCGAACGCCGTGAGTTGCTGAAGTTTTTCGTACCAGACCGGCTCAACACCGGCAGCGATGTCCATCTTCACAGTCTGCGCGGGCAGTGCGATCTTGGTCACAACAGCTTATCCACCTGCATATCGATCCCCATGAAGCCGAACGACAGCGGCGCACTCTCGCGAATGCGCCAGCGCACGCCCTGATTTTGTGCCTGTCCCCAAATCGATGAACGCACCCGCTGATCGGTCAGTGATTGGCGACCGATCTTGATGACGCGCGGATTGCTCCACGTCTGGCCGCCGTCGCGTGAAATCGAAATCGAAATGTCCGGATCGGTCTCCAACGGATCAGCGCCGGTCGCCTTGCCGACGCCTTTGGTCAGATAGAGTTCAATGCCGTTGATCCTGATCTTGTTCGGGAACGCACCCATCGGGCCGGTCTCGATGGTGATCAACAGCGGATCGCCAAATTCCGTATTGGTCAGACCGTCGATAACGGCAAGGTTGCCGCTCTTTTTGTCGCCCGCGATCCACTGCCCGAACGCCGCAATCGGGAATTTGCCGCGCCAGTAATCGACAAGGTGCGACTTGCGTTCATGCCAGTTCTGCAACGTGGTGTCGTATTCCCAACACCAGTTCGGCCCTTGCACCACCACGACACCGTGTCCCTGACTGACGTAGACGCCGACCGTGATCAGGGTTTTGTCGGGTTCCTTCTCAATCAACAAATCGATGTCGGGCGTCGAAACTGGAACGGTGGTGTAGCCGTCCAAGGTCGAAACCTTGAAATCGTCTCCCACCAGAAAGATGCCCTTGCCGAAGCCGTCATCGTGACCGGCAATCGCGTTGATGCCGACGAGGCCGCGCGGGACGGTGGCGACGTAGTTGAAGGGATAGCCGACATCGTTGACGGTGCCGCCCCAGACTTCCAGCGTGGTCGATCCGCATAGCAAGAGTTGGCCGTTACCGAGCGGGATCGGGCGATAGAGCGTATCGGGCTTGCTTTCGGCGGTGGCGTTGTCGAGTGACACAATGTCAATCGAATTGACCTTGCTCGCCTGGGAGTGCCCGTCGCCAAAGGTGAAGATGAAAAACCCGCGATGGAACACCACCGCATTCGGCGAGCCGAGGATCAGGCCGCCCGAGCCGTTCGGGTAGCCCACGACGGTCGTGGGGGCCGCCGCCGTGATGACAAAGGCACCGTCGCCGGGTGCAACAATCACGATATCCGGCACCGGTTTATTGTTCCGTGCCATCGTCACCGGCAGCGTGCCCGGCAGTGTGCCGGTCAGCGCCGTGCCCGCCCCGCCGATCACCGAGAAGGTGTAAACGGTGTTGCTGATGACCGCATAGATCAGGTTATTGACGAGCAACGCGCCGCGATAATTGGTGCCCGCCGACGTGCCCCACGGCCTCAGGCCGGGCGTCCGCCAGTAGGCATGCGGCTTGCCAGCGGTTGCCGGAAGCTTCTCCGGATAGGTGTTGATCAGGCGGCCCCCTGCCGCCTGCGGGAGCCTGCCCGGTGCGGTCAAGAGGGGGAGCGGGACATCCACCATTAGAAGAAATTCGTCGCCAGCACTTCGTAGGTCGGCGATTGAGCAACCAGGTAGCGCAAGCGCTGTTCGTGGTTGAGGACCGCTTGAAGGTCGAGCGGCTGGTTGGAGAAGTCTGCCGCCGCATAGATCGCGCACAGCCGCGCCACCGTCTCGAAATAGGCGTTCGGAACTTGCTCCTTATCGATCACCACGATCTTGCCGACTTCCGCCAGCACGTCATCGATGCAGCGGCTGATGGTGTCACTCTCGACCGCACCCAAGGCCTCGCCCGGCACGAACTTGCCGAGCAGCGCCGCCGTCCGATTGATCAGTTCATCAGAACTGTGCGTCAGGGACATCAGCGCACCAGCTTGATGTTGATGACCGGAGGGTCTTCGGTTGGCGGCGTTCCGGTGGGTACGTCAGGCACCTTGAGCGAAATGGCGAACAGCCGCCCTGCCGATTGCGGGACCGGATTGCTGCGGGTGCCGGACCGGAATTTGATGAAGGCAGCAGCGGCGAGGAAGTTGACGGGAACGATCACCGCACAGCCCGGCTCTACCGCAACCGTGACTTCGTGACCGTCGTGGGTAAACACGTCGTTGAAAAACGTGCCATCGCTGGAAATCTGGAACGTCAGCGGGACCGCGTCCCAACCGGACGGCATGGTCAGCCGCACGATATCGCCCGCGCGGCAATCGGCGACGTTGGAAAGGCTTTGGCCCGCGTCGATCACGGGACCGTCAATGAACTGGATCGCCATGCTGATCTCCCCAAAAAGAAAGGGGCCGGATCAACCGGCCCCTGTTGCTTATTTTTCCTTGGCTGGCGGCGCTCGCCCGCCCGGCTGAAACACCGGGTTGGCTTTGATCTTTTCCGCCTGTTCGTCGGTGACTTCGACATCTTCGGCTTTGCCGTCATAGAAGGTGTGGCCGTAGAGTTCCGTCACTTTGCTGTCGCCCGGAGGGGCTTTGTAGACGACGCTCAATTTGGGCATGGTGACTGTCCTAATGGTTACGATGTTTCATGTGAAACGTTCTATATTACGAACGGTTCAAATTACTTGATGTAACCTTCCATCGTGAGCAAGGCCGTGGGCGTGGCACCAAGACCCGCCCCTGCGGCGGTCGCGGTGAGCAGGATGTCGGTGTCATCGGTGAACTCGATGCCCGCTGCCGGGATCGCTGCCAGCGCGACGGAACCGCCCGCGCGTGGCGTGGTTGAGGTCGCAGCAATCGCCGCAAGCGCGCCTGCGTAACCAACCGACATCGAAAGGGTCGCGCCGCTGTCGCAAGCACCAAAGACGCAAGTGCCGCTCTGTAGGACAAAACCCTTGGGCACGCGGGCGATGGCGGTATTTGAGTTAAGCGTCACGTCCACCGCAATGAGCGTAACGGTCGGGCCACCGAACACTTTCTTGGTGCGGGCGAAACCCTGCGAGCCAGCCTGCGGCTGACGGTAGGCAACACGAATGGCCATGATCATGGTCCTGTCGTTGGAGAAAAGAAAAAAGGGCAGCGCGCGAACGCTGCCCCAAGTCTAGGGAGGAAGGTATCGCGCGAGCGCGAACCCGACTTATCCGGGCGTAGCGACGAACCCCGTCACCATGCCCCAATCCACAAGATCGCCAGCGGTCGCGGCTGCACCGATGGACAGCGGGGCCTTGGCGATCTTGCCAACGCCGTACTGCGCTTCGATGCCGAGACCGGTGACGAAATCGTAGTCGCCATCTTCCAACTGCGTCGGGCGCGGCATCTGGCCCATTGCGTAGGCCATCGCCGCCTGACCACAGAGAAAGAATGGTTCGCAGTCGCCAGCGGCGGTAACGCCACCGGCACCCGCGCCCTTCAAGAGCAAACGCTGAGTGATTTCAGGAATGTTCTTGTAGAGGATGCCGTCATAGAGCAGCGCGCCACCGGTAAAGATCGGGTTGGTTTTGGTGGCGTTGCCTTCCCGCGCACGCGCATCGCGGTTGGCCTGATACATCGTCGCATCGGCCTGCAACTGAATGAATGCACGGTCGCCCAAAAAGCAAACGTACATTTCTTCATCGAGTTCTTCGATCTCCCAAGGCGTGATCTTTGGGCGACCGTTGTAGATGCCGGGGTTGGCGCTATCGATGCCGGACGCTTTCGCCATCTGCTTGGCGAGCGAGCCGACAGCCGCAGACATCTTGTCGGCGGTGCTATCGACCTGACCCATGCCGGTGGCCCACGTCGGCGAATAGTTGGCAATCGCCGAACCGAACAGCACGCGGTCATAGTTCGCCGCCGTCCAAGCGTTCTTATTGGCGGCGGTGGCGGAACCCCACCTGATGCCGTTGACCCGGTTGCCCGGCACGGTCAGGCGGTTGGCCTGGATCGCGGCGGTCGGGATCGACAACAGGCTGTCGGTCAGATCGTCACGAACGATGCGGCGTGCCCAGCCGCGAAGCAATTCGCGGGCGGTGGAGCGGACGTTGAACGAACTTTCCTTGTTCTGCGCCCGGTTGTTGGCAACCGCGTTGCGTGCCCAATCAGCCCACAGCGGATAGCCGTAACTGTCCAGCATTTCCTCGTTGCCGCGCAGCGTACCGGCACCGACACCGTCGCCGGTCAACTGGTTGACGAGAGGAATGTTGACTTGCTTGCCGTCGCTTTCGAGATCGGCAATGCGGACGATGACCGACGTGGAGGCATCGCCCATGAACGGATCGAACCGCGACCGCCTAAGAAAATCCGAAATGACCTGACGGCGGAATTTGATCAGTTCGTTATTGGTGTGATTGCTCGTAAGCATAGCCGCACCCCTTGGGGTAGCGGCGCGTCAATGATCAGCGCCGCTTTGCGTTGACTGCGGCCCGGAACAAATCGTTGTCGTTAGGCTCTACCGGTGTTTCGTCAGTGCCTCCCGCGCCGAAATTTCCGAGCGACGGACTAGAGGCGACCGATGACCTGGTGACTGGACGTGCGACGTTGTTATTCGTCGCCAGTGCCTGAGATCGGGACTTCTCGATGGCTTTCCGCAAATGCTCCGGATCGCTGAGAAGTTCTTCCTCAGTGCGGGCGCGATATGCCTTTGGATCATTACCAATCGTGCGCAGGCTCTCTGCGTTCTGGTGCCATTGCATGATGACCCCATAAGGGTCGTAGCTGCTTCTGGCTTGCTGGTAGGTATACAAGGCATAGGGATCGCGAGAATTCAGGCCTTGTTCGAGGGCCTGATATGCCGCGTTCACTTTCTCGCCGCCGTGCAAGTGGATCGCAACGTTGCGAGACATCGCTTCGCGCTGCAACTCTTGCTGCGCTTCCATTCGTTCAAAGTAGGGCTTGAACTGTTGCTGCACGAACTCCTGAGGGTTTTCAAACAGATCAACCTTCGGAGGTTCTTGCGGCTGTTGCTGCGGCGGTTGCCGCTGCTGCCGCTCGTACCAAGTTCGCGCTTCATCACGCTCGCGTTCCGCCTGACGCCGCGCCTCATTGGCCTCGCGCAATCGCTGCGCGGGGACTAGAGCCGCCTCGTCCTCCTTTGGCTCAACCTTCTCGACCGGCTTCTCGACCGGCGTTTCGATTGGCTTGGGTTCGGGCAGAACAGGGTTCTCGAATTTTTCGAGCGTTTCAGTCGCAGTCGCTTCATTGAACAAAGCACTATCGTCAGGCGCGTCAGCGCCTTGCGTAACGTCAGTCATGTCATGGTCTCCGTGGGACTATCGTGCCCGCAAACGAACTCGCGCTATCGTGGCGAGCAGACGAACCCGTTATGTCGTCAACGGGCGAAACGAACTCGGACTGACGTGCCGAGCAGACGATTACTTTTGAGGTCGCGGCCTCTCGCGCGCCGCCTGCAATTGGGCGTCGCGATCCTTGCCTTGTTCCTCACGATCCTTGATACGGTGGAAGTGATCCAGATCGCGATCCTGCGTGCGATGGAAATGCTCAAAGCCGCGCTCCGCAATCTTCTCCACAGTAGAGGTCATGCGGTCGGCATTGCGTTGCGAGTGATCCGCCAGCAATTGCAGCGGCGACATCTGATCCTTTTCCATCAGCGACTTGGCCGATGCCTGCTTGTGTACGGCAGTGGCTTCCGTTTCGCGGATGTCGGCGATTTGCTGCATGATGTCGAGCGGACCCTTTTGTTCGGGCTGTCCGTCCGGCATGCCTTCGGTCTGCACCCGCGCCATGTTGAGCGCGCCAGCGGTGAGCGACTTCTGCGCTTCGGCGCGCAGCTTCTCGGCTTCCGCCACCGTCTTGTCGATGGTCGCCTGTTGCGCGGCCTGCTTGACCGGATCGGGCTGCGACAGCATCGCGATCAGTTTCTTCTTTTCGCTCAAAGGCAGGCCCGATGCCTGAATGATCACTTGCGGCGGCACCGGCACGTTGTTCTGAGACAGGCCCATCAACAGATCGAAGATGTCGCCCATCACGGTTTCGCTGTCGCGGCCCTCATCGACCTTGATCTCGACATCGATGTTGCCGAGTTGGTTGACCAGCATCGGGCGGCCCCACGGATCGAACTCGACGCCGTTGATCTGCATGAACTGCGCCACGCCCTCGTCATCGGTGACGCGAAGCATCCGCTCTGCGGTCCAATGGGTCTGTGCTGCCACCCACGCCATCCGGTAACGCTCAAGCTTCCACATCCGGAAATTTTTCAGGAACGGACCGAGTTCGGCGAGGCCAGCCTGTTGCAGCATGTTGGCGGCACGCCCCGAAACGTTCTGCCCGAACTCCTGGATCAACTGTTGGTTCGGTCCGAAGCTGTCGATTTCGGATTTGGCGTCTTCGTAGTATTTGGTCTGTTGCAGGAACTCGCTTTCCGGCTGAATGATCTCAAGATTGTTTTTGTCGCCGCGATAAACCAGCGTGCCATCTGGCCTAGCTGCTTCTCGACGGGTGACTTCCACATCATCAACGCTGCCTTCCTGAATTTTGATCTGCCGGGTATTCATGATGTGGATGGCTTTGGAGCGATGCTGGTTCATCGCATCCTGCGGGCCGCGAAGCCTGCGGATAAAGCCGTAGTGATCGCCGTCGATATCGATCATGTTGGCGAAGGCATTGTATTTCGAGATCGACATGCCGCGTTCGTTCTTGAACGGGCTTTCGCCGCTCATGATCTCGACGGTGCCCGTGTGCAGGCACCACATCCAGATGCCGCCGCGCTTGTACCAATGATCGATCAGGCGGACGCGCTTGCGGCTATCGATCCACATATTGTCGCGGTCGGTGTCGAACGCGGTGAAGTAGCCGCCATCATCGCCGAGCGCCGCCTTGACCTTGTCGGGCGCGTCAGGCGACAGCGCTTCCAGTTCATCGATGTCGGCCCACTTATAAACCCCGTGGAACCGGACATCCTGAAAATTGCTCCGCAGTGAACGCGGATCGTAGAAGAACGTTTTCGGATCGACATAGGCAAACCGGAGGTCCGGATCGCCTTTGTCGCCGGTCCCTAGGATCAATTCATCCACGCCAAAGCCGTGGATCAAACCGTCGCGGCAGCACTCGACTTCCAAATCTTCGGCGAACGAAGCGTCGTTGATGGTCCGGATAACCTGGGTGGCGACTTCCGCGCCCTGCTCGCCCTTCGGCGTGTTGGGGTAGGCTTTGGGATCGGTGCGCAGTCGGCGGATGGTGCCGCTCAAACTGTCGATCTTGCGCCCGGTGCGGTCGAAGGTGATCGCCGGTTGATGTCGCTTGTTGAGAACTTTCAGTTGCTCAATCGTCCATTGGTCAACGTGGTAGTAGCGCCATGACGCGCGCTGTTCGCCGATCTCGCGGGCTTTAATGCTGGCGTAATCTTCAAACTCGCGGCGGCGGACGGTCAGCTTCGATCCATCAGTGCCATCGTGGTCGTTATCGACTTCCGCCCGTTCCGCCTCAAGCGTAATCATATGGTCATGGCATCCACTGTTTTGATTTTCCGTTCGGCGCGATAGCCGTCATCGGGAAGCTTGACGCTTTGCGGTTGCCCGACCCGGCCCCGCACCATCTTGTCGAGCAACTGACCAACGAGGCCCATTGCGTCGCATTGGTCGTCATGTTTCGAGGCCGGGAAGGTCAACAGTTCGGCCAGCCAGTCGGCGACCCACGGTGCCTTCTTGGGATAATACAGACCGTCGAGCGCCATCCGGCCCTGAATGGACCGCGCCCGCACCGCCTTGTCGCCGCGCGTCGGGAAGCTTTCGCGGTTGACGTAGACCCGGCGCTCGCTCATCCGCTTGGTCAGGAACGGGCCGATGCCGGATTTGATCTGGCCGTTCTCTTCGGCCCACGCCAGCGGGCGATATTTCTGAATGAGATCGCACAGCGCCTCGACCCACACGTCAGATGATTTCTGACCGCGCCACACGTCCAGTAGATAAAGGTTGTTGAGGTGATCGAGGCCGAACACGACATGCACGGTGAAGTCGCCGTCCGCGCTGGTGACGGCATAGTCCGATGCGCCATAGGTCCGCATCGACGCCATCGACGGCATGATATCGACCGGCTTGAGCCAATCCTCCTTGAAGAAATCGCCTTCGTCCGGCGCGGGCGCGCACATATACAGGCTACTCCACACCCTAGGCGGTGTGGTCTCGCGCAGCGCCCTTAGCTGCGTGCCGTAGCCGTATTCGTCATCGTCCCACAGCGGCTCATCGAGGCCGCGACCAAGTTGGTCATCGACCTTGGCGAAGGCGGGAAGCGACAGCACTTCCCAGGGCTGATGGTTGAGGCAGCGACCGGCGAGGTCGTCCTCATGCCAGCGGGTTTGGATCAGAACCTGACGGGCATGAGGAATAAGACGAGGGCGGAAATCATTAATATACCAGTCCCAAATCCTATCCCGAACCAGAAGACTATCAGCGTCTTGACGCGAACGAATGGGATCATCGATCAATCCGTATTTTGCCCGAAAGCCAGCGATGCCGACGTTGGCACCCGCCGCCATATACTCCCCGCCCGCCGACAGGCCCCAGCGACCCGCCGCCTGTTCTTCGGACAGTTGAATATTCAGGATCGAAGAATTTTCAAGCACAAGATTTCGGACGCGGCGGCCCCAGCGTTCCGCCAGTTCGGTGGTGTGCGAGGCCGCAAGGAACTGCGCCTTGGGGTCCTGACTTAATACCCACGACGGAAACAGAATGGAGGCGTAGGTCGATTTCGCCGAGCCGGGCGGCATGAATACCGCGAGCCGCATGATCTCGCCGCGCGCCACCTTCTCAAGATATTCGATCAACAACCGATGATGCCGGGCCGGAAGGTAGCCGCAATGTTCGGCCCACTTGGCTAGCGACGTGCGGATTTGCTTGCGCCGGATGATTTCCGCCGCAGCTTTCTCCGCTGAGAGCATTCAGTTCATCTTTTCCTTTTGGCGATTGGCGTATAAATCCCACTGCCCGGCCATCGCCCTGAGGGCATCTTCCTTGCTGAAACCGTGGCTGAATGCGATGTGGATCAACGCAAGGCAGACGGTAGAAAGGCCGTCCGATATTTCCTTGCCATCGACAAGGTGGATGATGTCGCGCGCATCAGCCATAGCGACACCTCTTCGGATACCAGACTTCATGACGAAACTCGCCGCGCCCGCAGCCCCGCATCCGGAACTGATGCTTGCGGCACCACACTTGCAGAAACAAGTTCGGCTCAACCACGACAGGAACCATTTCCTCGCAGACGATGCGGTCGATCAGGCGGGTGAATGCCCCGGTGTAGGGCAGCCGCGCCGACAGCGCCACCAGCCGAATGCGCAAGCGATCCTGCGAAACAATCGTCCAGCGGTCCCAGTCTTCCGGATCGAGCCACCGCGCGGTCTCCACGATGGCGAAACCCTGCGCGCGTTCCTTGGCCTTGATTTGCTCGCCGAGTTCTTCCCGCGACAACGCGAGCGCCGATCTAATGGTCATTTCGGTGGCGAAGTTCATGTTGATGCACCCTTAAACGGATGGCTGACGGATTTCGCTCAATCCCAAGCCGCTCTTGGGCCGTTGGCTTGCGCAGGCAGTTCTTGCGCCGGGTGAAGTCGAAGACCGAAGCCTCGCCGCAGGCCTTGCAGATCGCGATGTCCAGATGCATCGGGGCCTCTTCCCCGAAATGATCCACCACAGCGGTCACGTTGCGGTAGCAGCTAGGGCAACTTGCCTTTGCTTCGGTTCTTTTCATCGGCAAACATCTTTTCGATACCGTGCGCGAGGCCAAGCATGTCGAGGATATGAATGATGCATTCCTCTTTGGTCGGAGGGTTACCATCGGGCTTCTGGCAGCTTTCCGACATTAGCGTGGCGCAGGACATCATCATCGAATTCATGACGTTGATCAGCAACTCGCAGGCCTGTTGCTCATTTTCGAGAAGTTGGCCCACCGAGTTGGCGGCTTGTTCGCAGCGCTGGCAAGCCAGCCTGCCGATGTCTTCGAGTTCTTTATCCGACAGCATTAAAACCCCTCTGACCGGACCTGACTGCCCTGCTAAAACCAATCAGGCCCGGCCTCCCCGCGCTGTGTCCGGTACGCTCTCACTAATCCCAAGAGCCATGCGGGGAAGCTTCACGGTATCCGCTCGTAATTATTACGCAAGCCTAATCGGCATCGCAAATATTAATCTTGCGACAGTCACCCTTACCCGCTCACGAAGAAATCACGATGGGACGGAACGGCGACGGACCGGGAACGTTTTGCTTTTTGGCAGCTTTGAGCGTATTTTTAGCGACGCTTGCCGCCGTAGTTGCTCGCGGGCTTCGGTAGCAAAATGCCGGTGCCCCGGCGTCAAGGGTTCCTTACAGATCGGACAGCGCTTCATGATCGAATGGCCTGACTACTACATTCTGGTGGACCGCACCCCGATTGCGGTGGACGTGATGACGTGGGCCGAGCAGTTTCGCAAGATCGATAACCGCCGCATCGCCGAGGATAATTTTGACGGTGTGCAGGTCTCAACCGTGTTCCTTGGTCTCAATCACCAAATGCGCGCTCACGGCGAACCGATCCTATTCGAGACCATGATCTTCGGCGGGCCGCTCAACAACAGCCGATGGCGCTATTCCACTTATGCGGAGGCCGAGCGCGGCCACCAACAGGCGTTAAGCGAAGCGAAGAAAGCGGCTTTGCAAATCAAGGCGATTGCCGATGCAGCGGGAGCAAAACAATGATCGTCCCCATTCTGATCGTAATGCGACTTGCCGATATGAAGCGAGTTCACCCGCAACAGATCACTGCGTCATGCGCTAACTGCGGTCACACGGTCGCCGTCTATCCATCCGGCCAAAAGGTGATGCGGGACCACCCCGGCGTCCAGTTGATGTGTCAGGTTTGCAAGCTGCCGGGCCAGCATGCAGCGCTCGCCCCCGGCGCTGACGCGGAACCATTCCAGTCGGTGAAAAAACAATGAACGCCACACCCGGATCGATCCTGCCCGGCGGCATCGTCCTGATCGATGAACCCGCCTTCGCGGGCGTCGCCACGTTTGCCGCCAATGGCGAAGTGCTATTGACCTTCAATTGCCGTCCCGGTGGCGATTGCGGGCAAGTCATCATCGGCCTGACGCCGCGTCAGGCCGTGCAATTGATCGAACGCCTGCAAAGCCACGAAGATGTCTACCAGCGCGCCATCGTGCAGGGTAAGGGCGGCGCGGAATTTCCGGAAAGGGCGTCGTAACTAACCCCACCGTCGCCACGGCTTGCCGTTGTACCATTCATAATCCCAGCCACCGGGGCAGACGCGGGTCTGCGGCGTGAGCGGCGTTGTGTTGCCACGAATGGCCGCCGTGTCTGCCGCTTCGGTCGCCGCCAGTATGCCGACATAGTTGAACGGCACGCTGCCGATAATCAGCGCGTTGTCCTGGGCTTCGGACGCCGCCAGTGTGCCGGTGACGTTGGCTAGTACCTGACCGACAAAGGCCGCGATGTCGCTGGCTTCACTCGCGATCAGCGTGCCGCTGATGTTGACTTGCCCAACGATGACCGCCGTGTCGGACGCTTCGGTCGCCGCCAAGGTGCCGCTGATACCCGCACCGGCAACGCTGCCGTTGATGATGCAAGTGTCTGCGGCTTCGGTCGCGGCCAGCGTTGCGGTCCAGCCTACAGTCGCGTTGATCGCAGCGGTGTCGGCGGCTTCCGTCGCGACCAGTGTCGCGATCCATCGCACTACCCCGTTGAATGCGACGGTATCGGCGGCCTCAATGGCGGCGAGTATCGCCTGCCAGCTTACAGAACCGTTGATGGCGGCAGTGTCGGCAGCCTCCGTAGCCACCAAGGTCGCTTGCCAAGCGATGCTGCCATTAATGGTGGCGGTGTCGCTAGCCTCGATGGCGACCAACGTGCCCGCAATGCCCGTAACCGATCCATTGATCAGCGCGGTGTCCGCCGCCTCAGTCGCCGCCAGCGCGCCCGAAACCGTGCCCGCCGTGACCACTGTGCCGCTGATGGCAGCGATGTCGCCCGCTTCGATGGCGGCTAGCGTGCCGGTGGCAAAGATGCCGCCATTGATGTTGGCGGTGTCGGCGGTTTCGGTCGCCGCGAGTATTGCGGTCCAAGCGACAGCGCCATTGATGACAGCCGTGTCAGCGGCTTCGGTCGCCGCCAGCACCGCGCGCCAATCCACCGCGCCCACCAAGGCTGCGGTGTCGGCGGTTTCGGTTGCGGCTAGAACGGCATTCCAGCCGACAGACCCGGCGAGCGCGGCAGTGTCGCTCGCCTCAGTCGCGACTAGCGTCGCGTTCCAGCTTGTCGAGCCGGTGATAGCAGCGACATCCGCTGCCTCAGTTGCGGCGAGCGTGCCAGTAATTCCGCTTCCGCTCTGTAGAAATGCATAGGGATCGTTATGCAGTCCCAGAACTTCGCCTGATGACAGCGCGCGATCCCAGAAGCACGCCATATTGATGCTGGCGTTCGTAGAGCGGCTGGTGGCATCGATGCCTTGGTTGACGACAATCTTGGAAGTGCTGGAGGATGTGGAGATCGCCGACAACGATCCGACGGCACCAACCGCCACACCATTTACATAGAGCGTTACACTGCCACCAACCGTAGCAGTAACAACAAAATCTACGATTTGCCCATACAGGCCAGATGCGTCGAAAGTGCCAGTCGTCTCCGAAGCGGAGCCGTCACCATAAAAACTCGTTACATTGGCGTAGCTGGCACTGTTGCCAGACACGTTGAGCATGAAGTAAGGCGAAACGTCAGTGTCACCGATACTGATGCCAACTATCGGACAGAAACCGTCGCCTGCGCCAATCACCACGCCGCGCCACAGCAAAGTGAAATTCGTCCACGACTTAAAGGCGCTTGGCGCTGTCGCCGTTAAGCCTCTTGCCGATCCAAGCGTGTCCGAACGCGATGCCGGGCCTTCAACCGTCGTGACGACCGTACCCGCGCCGCCCGCGCCGTTAGCCAGCGTCGGACCGGTGCCCGACACCGGCACCCCGCCGTACACGCCGGGCAGGTAGCAGGCGAGCATGTTAGTGAGCAGCGAATGACCGCCGATGAAAATGGGGTTAAGCGGAATTGACGGGCTGCCCTTGAACAGCGCGGTATCGCCCGTCTCCGTCGCTATCAGCGTGCCTGTGACGGCGGTCGTGCTGACCGTGCCGTTAAGCAGCGCGGTATCGCCCGCCTCCGTCGCCGCCAGCGTGCCTTGCACGAGGCCCGCAGTGAAGCGGCGGACCCTTAGCTTCCTGCCAGGGAAAGACCTACCGTGTCGGGCCACAATTCGCCCTCTCCACGGTTAGATGTCGAGGATCATGTAGCAGTAGCAATTGACCGCAGCGGCGAACGTGACGCGGATGCGCGCGAACTTGCCTGCCTGCACCACCGGCTCGCGGCCTAGCGGGTATTGGTATTGATAGGGCTGCGTCGTCGGAGCCAGAAACAGCGGCGCGCTCAGATTACGCACCGACGTAATGGTGCCTTCCGCTGTGGCGGTGTATCCGGTCGCGGTGGTGCCGACCTGGATCAGGTTGGTGGTCGGATTGCCGCCCGCAATCGCCATCGCGTCCCATTTGGTGATGTCGTTGGCGACGCTTGCCGTCACGGTCGCCGCGACATCGGTCTCGATTAGTTCGATCTTGCCCGGCGTCGCCGCTGCGGAGCCGTCGAAGCTGATGCCCCACTCCATGATCTTGGCGGCGGCGGTCGCACTCGGCACCACTTGCAGCATGGTTTTGATAGCGGTTCCGGTCGTCACCATAGCGAACGCCGCCGTGGTTGGCATCGGGCCATTGGCAATGAGGTATGCTGGCATTCCCGCTCTCTCTACCAATACGCGGCGCGTCGCACCGCCTGATTTCGGATGAAACTTTTTGCCACCGGGGACAGCCCCGGCCCGCCGCCGCCGATTGGGATTGCAGTTGCGATACTGGCTTGAAGCGTGGTCCCACCAGTGGTGATGGTCGTCGTGCCCGGCGCGGACAGTTCCTTGTATTGCGTCAGCGCGTAGCCCGCGCCGTAGATCAGGGTAAAGCCGGAACCCTGCGTAACGCCGTCGTCGTTCACAGCGTGCGCGCCAAACACCACGGAGGCCGCTTCCGTCGTCGTGATGCTGACGTTGGCCGATGAATTGACAACTTTCTGCGGACTGTTGGTTGTCCAAACCAAACTGGTTTGCCCGGTGCCGCTGACGGCCCAGCCATCGCACGTCATAAAGTTATCGTCGTTCTGTGTAATCGTGATCACTTCGGAAGTCAGCGGCGACGCCGCGAACTTTGCCCACACCTGAACGCTCGACGTTCCGCCGCGCAGCGCGGTCTCGATCATCGTGAACGCGCCGAGCGACGAGCCGACGACGCTGGCGATGCCGAAGCTGTTAGTGACCGCAGCGACCATGATGTAGTCGTTAGACTGCGTCGTGGTCAGAGTTAGAAGGCGGGTGGTCCCGCTAAAGCCTACGACGTGGTCTTTGCCGTCGATTGTGATTGCCACGTCCCCGCCTTCCGCTTAACCGACTTGCTCCGTGATGGTCTTGCAGTCGTTGTTCTGGAAGCTGCCGTTCATCGCGCCGGTCGAGCCGTTGACCAGGTCGAAAACTTCCTGCCCCGATCCGGCTTCGACGCCGAACAGCGCCTCGATGTCGGAAAAATCAGTGCCGTCGTTGCTGTGTGTCATGATCGCCGCGCACTGCACGCCAAGGTTATAGGCCTGCCGCAGCGCCGAAATATAACTCTTGAGCAGCGGGGCCTGCACCGTGGTTGCGGTCGGCGTAATGGTGATATAATCGCGCGCCACGTTGCGCCCTCCTTTATGAATGCGTGATGGTGCTGACTGCGGTGACGGTCACGGTCTGCCCGTTGGTGATCGAGGTCGAGTTAAGTTGAACGTCGCCACTGCCAACGCCGACCGTCAGGCCGGTGATGATATCGACATCCGCCGATGTTCTGATCGCCGCTAACGCAGCGGTCTGGGTGCCCGCGCCGGACGCGGCAACACTGATCGGAACGCCGAGCAGCGTGGCGACGCCACCCGTGCAAGAAAACGCGGGATTTGGCAGCACTAGCGTTGCCAGCACGCCGGTCGCACCCGACAGCGATGCCGTGCCGATCACCAGCTTGCCGGTGCTGCCAGCGCCGCTGCCGACGACGTAGGTCTTGCCGCCAACCGCGTCGTTCATCACGTTCATGCGGTTATTTTTGACGGTCGCATTATAGGTGACGGCCATTGCTGTTCTCCAAATAAAAAGGGCGCGGCATTTGCGCCCGCGCCCTTGAGTTTCCGCTGCCCCTGACAACAAAGGCGCGGGTTGGTTAAACCTTTTCGTGGAACCGATGCTGATGCTTGGTGCGCTGTTGCTGACTTTCGTCATCCAAGATCGCCAAGACCAGTTTGTCGTCGCCGATGCGCTCCACCAGCTTGTGGATAAGAGCGGGGACCGTGATGTCTCTGATCCGCGCGCACGCGATCAGGTAGCGGCCCCCTTCGGTCCATTTGTTGATCTTGATCAGCATGTTTAAAACCTGATCACTTTGATGTGGGCGGCGAGTGCTTTCTCGACCATGTCGGCGGTGCCCCTGCCACCGGGGAACGCAATCACCAGTTCGGGCTTGCGTCGGAGCATTTCCGCGTTGCGGAACGGCCCGGCCTGCTTGCCGAACCGCTTCCAGTTTGCAGGGACGCTTTCGATTTCGATCTGGCGCGACTTGGCCCACTTCTCCGCGAAGCGATCCGCACCGTAGGCGGCACCGTGGATCACGACGCTGAAACGGTAGCGCTCATGAAGCTGATCCAGTTCGCGTTCAAGGCGCTCGTAATCGTCAAAGGCGCGGCCACCGCAGACGATGACCCTCACCGAAACGTCCACATCGAAGCGGCTATCGCGATCCAAAGGGCGAGGATCAAAAGGACCGCACTAAACGGCAAATCGATCATTCAGAGGCCCACCAATACAACAGCGCCACCATGCCGATCATCAGCATCAGCGCCACCGCAAAGAAGATGTCCGTCGCGTTGCCCATCCACCACAGCCGCCCGCAAACTTGTCCAAACGATGTCGGCAAACTGGCCCCCGCAAGGCGGCATGATATTCTGCGACCATGTCAGACAGAACCGAACTGATACTCATCGAACTAGGCATCGCACTCGGCATCGCCATGATCATTCTGATCTTGGTTTGGTGACTTACCGGTCCCGCTCGTATTTTCGTATTCCCTCCGCAGCGCGCTGCGTGTTGTACATATCGGCCCGGTAGAAGTCCCCCTCTGCCGGGTCGATAGCACCGTACATCCCGTTCATCAGCATCAGCTTGGCCTTGGCCCGCAGCGCTTCCGCTGGATCGACCTGAGGCATCGGTGCCGCAAGCGGCGCTTGTTGCTGTCGCATCGCTTGCAGATCAGCGAGCGTTGCACCGGGGAAGAAATGCTGCATGGAACGCAGCCGATCAGCCTCGCTCATTGGACAGCCCTTCGTACCTATTACGCCTCAATTGATCTGTTCGTATCCTGTGCGCATCAACCTGTGGATCGTAGACACGATTTCTCAGGTGTGGGCATTGGGGGGCAGGGGGGCAGCCGAGCAAAGAAACAGTCTCGCGGAAGTTCTCAGAACTTGCCGCGATTTTTCTTGGCGACGACGGCGAAGTTTTTGGGGGTGACGAGAATGTGGGGTGGGGTGTCAGAGAAAGCATGCTTACCCCAAAAGATTTTCCCTCCCCCGGCCTCGCTCTGAGATCGTACCCCAGCCCCTATCCTATTGATATCGTTGATCTATTGTCGCTCACCCAAACCAGGTTGCGACAACCTAACGAGCGTTAGCTTGTGGCGCTGATGTCCTCATAGTCTGCATCTATCACACCCGCATCACCCGCTGTGCTGCCTGCCGCAATGGCGAATAGCTGCGTATCTGTAAGGGTCTGCACCGCATGCGCATGCTGATGCTGCACTTGCCGAACGTCACGCCACTCGGTTGGATCGATGTTGCGCAGTGCGAACATGCTGGCCGCAGTCTCCGCGCCTTTGCGGGATCGACCTAGCTTCCGCTCCCACCATAGCTGCCGCATTGGCTTGGCGCGGGAGCAAGCGTCGGAAAACTCGCGGTGCTGCTTCCGCCATTCATAAATCGTATCCCTCGCCACCCCGATAACCCCGGCAAACGCCGCAAGGCTGATGCCTTCCGCTTTGGTGCTTTCCAGTAGCAGCGCGCAGTATTCCGGCCTGTACTCGCTAGGCCTGCCGCCTGCGTGCTTCTCATGCGCTTGCAGTGTGGTTAGCGGGAACGGTGCCACAGCCTAGCCCTGCCCCTGCCGCTCGTTAGGTTGGCTTGCCAATGGGCCAGCCGCTATCCGCTGATAGTCCAATGCCCGCAACATTCGCGTTGCCCTGACCCGCTTGTCTGTCCTGCGCATCAGCGCGCGGAAGAAAGCGGTCCGCTTGCCCGGTGACTTAAATACTCGTTTCATTTGCTCTCCAATTTTCTTTGCGTATTTATTGCGAACCCCATTGACAGGGTAGGTGATAAGGCCCTAGATGCGGACAGGCGATCACGCCAGCAAGGGGAACTACCATGAACAAACTTCTAGAGGCCTTTATCGCCTGCAATTCGCTCGTCAATGCCCGCAAGCTGGTAGCCCACGTCAACCGTCACCCGATGGTGATGTGCATGCTCTCCGAGGATCACGCCGGTCAGGTGCGCAACGCAGAGCGCATGGTGGAGACGGAAGGTCGCCACACCGCGATGGACGTTTTCAAGAACGGCTATCATCCCGATGACGCGGCCTCAATGCAGCGATGGCTCGCGCGCCGCTAACCCTCTCCACATCGCTCTTATGCCCGGCATGCGAAAGCATCACCGGGCTTAAGGCATTAGAAGCAACACCGCTTCGGCAAGGGGAACGCAATGCAGATCACAACGAAACTCGGCACCACGCGCGCGGGCGAGCGAACCCGCATTTGGATTGAAGGCGCAAGGCTTGCCGATAACGGTTTCACCGTTGGCAAGTTCTTTGCCCGTGAATGGCACAAGCAAAGCCTCGTTTTGACGCTGATCAGCGCGGCGCAATTCGACAAGCTTTCGCGTGACGCGCGCGGCACCGTATCGGGCAAGGATACCAAGCCCATCATTGATGTGACTGGCGCGAAAGTCGCGGCGACGTTTTCAGGCTCGCACGTTGTCGCGGTCTATTCGCCCGGCAAGATCACGATAACCAATGCTTGATCCCATCATGGTCGCGGCAATCGGCCTCGCAATCGTTGCCATCACCCAAACCATTTATTTCAGCCTCTAACCCTCACCACATCGCGACCAATGCCCGGCACCGAAAGGTTACCGGGCTTAGGCCGTTAGGAGCGCATCCCGCGCTTGCAAGGGGAAACCAAATGGCAATCTTGACCAAAACCGACATCGCAGCATTCCGCAAAGCAGATCAAATCTGCATTCACCTAGGCGAGCGCAACCCCACCGGGCGCGTGGTCCTGATCAAGCGCAAGCCATATAACGCCGCGCCATTTGAGACAGATCAGGAATACAAGCTGGAAAATTGCGAAGTGAGACTAGAGACCACGCGCGGGCGCGAAGCGCTGGCAAGCGGTGCGGCGCGGTGCTTCGAGTTGGTTTACCTCTATCACAATCAGCACACCCACGCATCGACCGTGATCAAGTCGCTTCGCGCGGGCGATGAAATCGCGTTTTGCTTCGCGCCCGATCACTTCACTAACGGTTATGTCGCTGATGCGGGCTTGCATGCTGATGCGCTTTTGTTGCGCGTCAATCGCGCTAACAAATACCTGACCTTTGAACTTGAAACATCCATCGGTCCCGACAATTCCGCGCGGATGTGTTTTGGCGTTCCCAAGGATGCATCATACGAGCGAATGGCCGCAGATCGCCGCGCTAACGCCTGATCCCTCCCGACATTGGTTCTATGCCCGGCAAGCGCAAGCTTTACCGGGCTTAGGCCGTTAGAGGCATTCCGCTTCGCAAGGGGAACAGCAAATGTGGAAAGTGATTGGCATTCTCTCTAACAACGAACGCGCGTGCGGTGATGTGCGCAATCCCGTTCACGGCCCAATGCCGCGCAAGGTCTGGATTGCCGATGGCAAGCGCCAGCGCATCAGCCGCAAGCCAACCAATGGCCTCAAGTCTGCGGAAAGCCCGTTGGACTATAACACGCGCCGCGCCGCGCTCTATGCTCGCTGGTTGGCCGCGCGCGATGGCGTGGCATTGCCCGATGACGCGATTGCCTCTGTTGCGTTCGATACCTTGCACGTCAACGGCAAGCGGGAACGTCGCGCTCGCGAAGTGCATTTCTTTGAAAATACCAGCACGCGATGGAGTTCGCAGCGCGGCAAGCTTATTGCCACCATTGCAATTCCGCATTGGGACTGGACACCCGCCGAACCGGTGGAAGAATTGATAGAGGATGACGTTTTGCCGCTTGCGGCGTAATCTTTCGGACATCGTGACCTTGCCGGGCATGGGAAACCATCACCCGGCTTAGGCCGTTACAGATGCCAGCAAGGGAGCAAATCTAATGGGCGAATACCTCGCCGAATTTCCAGACTTTCGACCGCAGGACATGCCAGCAATTCCGAAGGGTTTCGTTGATACCTCTTGGCACAATGACGCCTGCCCTAGCTTCACATCCGATCAATACGGCCTAACCATTTGGGTTGATTATGCGGACCCTACCAAGCGCGAATACGGCGACACCCACCCGCGCTTTATCGTCAACTCGCAGGATCACGGGGTAGAAACGTCCGGCCCCTCGCTCGCTACGGACGATTGGAACGAGGTCTTAGCGTTCATTGAAGCGACGGTGAAAGAGCGGCAAGAGGCCTGCCACCATCGCGACACCGGGCGCGGCGTCTGTGCCGATTGCGGAAAGTTTCTTGAGCCAACTTCAAAACCGCCGCATGTCGGCAACGCGAACGAAATTGCCGCCTATCTGCATTGCGCGCTATGCCTAGACGAAAGGCCCGCCGATATTTCGCCGCGCGACTTTGCCGCGCTTGAGGTCGGATGGACGCCGCGCGGCCTGCAAATCTGGTGCAGGCGGCACGATTGCAACATTGCCCATATCGACTTTGAAGGCCAAACCCACCCGGCTAACACTTCCCGAAAGAACAATTAACAGGCTGTGGCCTGTAATTCAGATTTCAAAACCAGCCTGCGGGCTGGTTTTTTTATGCGGCCCATTGGGTGAACGCTTGCGCGATCCCCGGATAGGTTTTGCTGCGAATGTTGCGCCGGTCGGGACCAGGTGAGGCGAAATGAACCACCGGCTTGGGCTTGGCACCGCGCGGCAGATTGTGCGCCCGCCTGCAATCATCCCATTGCGGATAGACCGGGATCAACAGCGGCAGGCCGCGCAACCATAGGCAGGTCGCTTTGGTTTCGGGGTCGCCAAACATCCAAGGCTGAATGATCTGGCTTTGCTCGCGGCCAATAATCGCCTTGGCACATCCCAACATGATGGGATTTTCAACCGCTACCTTTGGAATATCGCAGTCTAACAAGGTTTTAAAAAACCGCGCGCCCTTGCGCATGTCGCGCCAGCGCTTGGGGTCCGGCCCGTTGGCCTTGTTCATTCCCCGATAAAGATGCTTTGCGCCTGAGTTGCACAGATACGTGCAATCGGGATGGAATATCGCCAAATCCCAACCCTGCCCTAGCACCGTCAGAACGTCGCATTGCAGATGGTGCGGGCTGCCGTCGAGCGCCGGAACGAGGTCGCAGGACCATGCGTCATGACCTAACGCGCGGAATGCCTGCCGAACCCTGCCAAAGCGCTCGCAGCCTATCAAAACGCGCATAGGCCTACCTCCCAGGGCCAGGGGTAGGCTTGCCTAGGCTTGCGTAATAGTTACGACCGGGGTTTTTCCCCGTAATAAACCGGGGGCTGTCGTTTTTATTGCGATTTCACTTGCGGGCTTAGGGCTTAAACGCCTATGGTGATTTGGCGCAATCAAGCGCTGCAAGGGGAACTGAAATGGCTCGCGTTTATGTTGGCACCTACGCCAAATATAATTCCGGATCGATTGCCGGGGCTTGGCTTGATCTTGAGGATTTCGGTGACCGCGAAAGCTTCCTTGAAGCTTGCGCGAAGCTTCACGCCAATGAGGCTGACCCGGAACTGATGTTCCAAGATTATGAGGGTTTCCCGAAAGCCTTCTATAACGAGAGCGACGTTCCCGCCGAATTGTGGGACTGGCTCGAACTCGACGAAGAGGACCGCGAATTACTGGCGGTATATCGGGATCATGTGACGGACGACGCGACCATTGATCAGGCGCGTGACGCCTTCTACGGCAAGTATGACACAGAGGCCGATTGGGCCGCGTCCTATTGGGAAGATAGCGGCTTGCTCGATAGCATTCCGGAAGCGCTGCGCTACTACATCGACTATGAAAGCTATGCGCGCGATGCGCGCTGCGGCGGCGATATGTCTTTCGTTCGTCACGATGGCGACGTGTGGGCGTTCCACAATGTATGACGATCAAGCCGCAGACTGGTTAGCCGCCACGGTGCTAACCCTGTTTTGCGCCACGGTGTTATATGGCGGGGCAGTCATCCGCGCCTTGCTCTAAAATCAAAGCCCCGCCTAGTGCGGGGTTTTTCTTTTCTGTCGCGCCTTGACCGCCTAGGCTTTAATGGCCTAGAACAGCCTACCAGCAAGGGGAAACCATGAAACCAGCCATTGCCTACCGCAGACTTTCCAAGGCCCGCAAGGGAGCGCCAGCGCCTTTGGGCCTTGATGCGCAACAAACCGCCATCGATGCCTTTTGCGCGGTCGAAGGCTATGCGGTGCATTCCGCGTTCTCTGAGATCGAAACCGGCAAGGGTAACGACGCGCTAGAGCGTCGCCCGCAATTGGCCGCTGCATTGGATGCCGCCAAGAAACTGAAATGCCCGGTCATCATTCATAAGCTTGACCGGCTGTCGCGCGATGTCGCGTTTATCGCTGGCCTGATGTCTAACCGCGTGCCGTTCATCGTCTGCGAGTTGGGCGCGAACGTCGATCCGTTCATGTTGCATATTTATGCTGCCGTCGCCGAGAAAGAGCGCCGCATGATCGGCGAGCGGACCAAGCTTGCCCTGGCTGCCGCGAAGGCGCGCGGCGTTGTGCTTGGCAACGCGAGACAGGCCAAGGTAAACGCTCAATTTGCCGGTGAGTTCGCCGAACGCCTTCGCGACATCGTTTGGCCGCTGATTAACCTACCGTCGCGGCGCATTGCTTTCATTTTAAATGAACGCGGCATTGCCACGCCTCAAGGCCGCAAGTGGCAGTCCCAAACCGTCAGGCGGCTTTGCGAGCGATTGAGGACAGCATGAAAAAGCCAAAGAAAAAAGAACGCGAGCCAATGCGCTTTGCGGAGACTGCCGAACCGATGTCCGGTGACGAACTCGCGATAGCCTTGGCGGACATCGAAATCAGTCAATCGGCCTTTGCCCGCTTGATCGGGGTCGGGGGTCGCGCGGTGCGCTCTTGGATCAGCGGGGAAAACGTTGTCCCCATGTCGGTCGGCTACCTGGTTTCGCTGATGATCAAAACCAAAACCAAGCCGGAAGATTTGCGCATCTGAAATGCAAACGCCCGGCTTTTGGCCGGGCGTTCTAATTTGCGAAGCTACCTTCTAGGCTGGCAAGGGGTTAGGTCGGCATCCTAGGGCGAACTTCGTAAATATATCGAATTGATTGCCAAAATCGCCCCTGATGTCAACGGCCTTTGGCGAGGTCATCCCATAATTTCGTCAGCCGGTACCCGGCATCGCTCAAGATTTCCCGGACCTTTTCCCGGCCATGGTAAGGCGAGCGGTAGCCCATCATTATGGCAACATCGCTGACCGATGTGTCAAAACAGGCAATATGATCAGCTACATAAGCCGGGCGAGTGCCTAAATGTTCGTGCGCTCGCCAATACATTGACCGGTGATCGGCCTGCCGTTCGGTTTTCGCCAGCCCGTTCATGCTTGACGGATCGAACGCCAATATACGGTTGAGATCGACAGAACCCATATGGCTCTGCAAGCCCCCAGCGAGCCAATGGAGCGCGTATTTTTTCAAGCCGCTGTATTCCTCAGCAGAAATAAAACGACGCACCCACGCCCTTCCTAATTGATCGTCGAGCATCTGGAAGCGGCGGGAGGACTTACTTTGACCGGCTGCGGTGAAAAACTGGTTTCTGTCGGGAGACCACCCGCCCGCATGTTTGAGCCGTTCGGCTGTCGGCCCCACCTCGTCGTCAGGTACTCGGTGCATTCGGTTCCCTCCGCGAAACCGATGCAATGGGCCTGACTGGCTGCGGCGTCAAGCGACCTTTGGCAAGCCACTTGCTACGCAGCAAAGGAAAGAAAGAAGTAAGGGAAAAGAATATGTGAGTGTGATTGGTGCAGCATTGCTCAAGCAATTGCTCAAGCATTTGCTACCTAACCCTTTGAGACTTATAGCGTGCGATTTCGTTGGCCATGGCGGTGACCTGACCGCCTTTCGACCCGGCAGCCTTCCGCTTGGCGATCTTATCCACAGCCCTGCACAGTTCCGCATCCACCCGCTTATGCCGCCACCCATCATAGAAAAGCGCTTGCAGGGTCGCCTTGTGCGCGAGCCAATCTTCAAGCGGCATCTTGGCGATATTGGCGAGTTGCTGATCGTCGTCCGGCAGGCCGCCGCGCCGCCAGTAGGAGAATAGCAGAAGGCAATAAGCGCCATGCTGAAGCGTCGAAAGGTGTTCGGTATCACCTAGGTAGTCTGCGACGTAGAACGGCATCCACGGGGCCGACATTGGCTAGGCGAGGCGATCAGAGCGAACATATTCCTGGATCGCGCGTGCGTGGCTTTTCTTGGCCTTCGGCGTGACCATCTTTCCGGTTTTGATCAGTAGGCCGCGACGATAAGCGCCATTCGATGCAGCGCCCCAGCCATTGGGATGGCCCGGCTCACCGATGACGGGCGCGGCCATTCTGCGGATGTCCTCGCCTGATAGCACCGTGCCGCGCGGGATCGCCCGCGTAACGAAACCGTAATAGTGATCGATCCAGCGCGGATTATGATCGAGAACGCTTTTCATTCCCTTGTCGCGAGCGCGCCGGGCCTTCTTGCGGCTAAATTCGTCCGTCATGAACCTGCCTCCCCGTTATCGACTATCCCGCAGCCTCAGTTTCCGCGCGGGGCATGAATTGGGTCTTTGATTGACGTTGGACTTCGTCGGCGTCGATTTCGGTGTAGTTGCCTCGCGCCAGCATCGTCAGGGCGTAAGCAACCTTGTTGTGTGCGGAAATCAGCCCGGCTTCGTGGTATTCGAGCGAATGCTGCTCGTCGTCCACCATTTCCATCACGAATTGCGACAGGTTTTCGTAGCGGATCACGTCGCCATCGTCATTCGTCTCAGCACGTTCAACCTCGTGATCGATTTCCAATTGCCGCGCCAACTCGCGCACCAATTTCAGTTTAGCGTGCGCTTTCTTTAGTGCGTCCTGATTGTAATACACTTCCCAATAAGCGTGACGCAGGACTTCCGAAACAAAGCTGATAGCGTCGGTAACTGGTGGCTTCATTGCTTGTTCTCCTCTATTCGCAGCCAAGCGTATTTTCGGATTTTGGTCCGTCTCTTCGGTCCGTTGATCGTCGGCTTGACGGTCAGGGTCATCGCCACAAAGGCGTCCATCACGGGCTGCGGATTGCTATCGACTTGGGCCAGTTCCACCTCATGGTCCGAGCCGTGTTCGGTGCCCCAGATGGAATAGCGGCGTTTCATCCCACCCTCCGGAACGGCACAAACTGGCAGTGCCTCTTGGCCTTGAAAACGTGATGGTGGATTGTGGTGTGGTGGCGGTTCAACACTTTCGCGATTGTCAAAAAATCAAAGTGCAGCGCTCGCAATCGCGCGATGGCGTAGCGCCGCGCGGCGACATGCTTGCGCTTGCGCTTCGGTCCCTTGATGTCGGCAACCGTCAGGCCGTAGGCTTCGGCGGTCTCGGACAGAATGATTTCGGATCGCCTAGGCATTTGGCCTCTCGAAACCGAGTTGTTCAATTAATACGTGACCGGTCATTTCCTGCATGACCGCTGCCTTGGTTTGGATGATTGCACTGTGATCGGAATACCAGCGCCGCCCCAAACGTTGCTCCGCACGAACAACCGCGCCAGCAATCCGCAAAATGAACCTGCGGGTGTCATCGTCGCCAAAGGTGTAGGTGGCAAATTCTTCGTGAGCGAACATGATTTCGAGCCGCCGCGCGATTTCCTCACTCACTGAGAGGCGATTTTTCTTGGCAGCGGCTTCTAGCTTTGCCTTGGTCGTAAGGCCAACGGTAACGGCCAATTCGTCTTGCGGCTTGGCTTGCGGCTTGGCTTTGGGCTTTGGTTTGGCTTTACGCTTTGTCATTGAACAAATCCGATTGCTGCGGTTCGGACACGCGCATCTTGCGTCCCTCAATATCGGTGCGGATGTCGTTGCGGCGGACGCCCACCAATTCGTAATGGTCGCCCCCCGCCGTCAGGTAGCCGGTCGCGGTGCCGTCATCCCAGAAAAATAGCGCGCCAAGAAGGTCTTTTTCCTTGCTACTCATGTGTTCATGTCTCGCGGTGGCAGTTTGGCTTTAACGAGCGCTTGCAGTTCAAGCCGGTCGGGCGGCAACAGCCAATCGTCACGGGCTTGATGATTGATGGGATCGTTCCACCAGGTCAGCGCCAAGGTTGAATTGTCGGGGAAGGTGGCGATCTTCCGTTTGCATTCATCCATATATTTCGCGCGGGCGTCGGGTTCTTCGGGTTCGTCGGCGACGTTGACCTGTTCCTTGTCATAGAGCGCTAGGCCGAACGGATTGCCGAACGTCCGGATTGCGCGCTTGAAGGCGTCGGTCTCCGCTTCTTTGAGCGCGCTTTCGTGTGCCTGACCTAAATCCTGATCGATGCCGTGACCCGCGCCGACACCGTCGCGGAATAACTGCATATCGCCCACGGTGACGTGGATGCGCACCCGCGCCGTATAGGTGACGCCATAGCCGGGCAACGCCTGCTTGCCGATCAGCCGATCCTTCTCAACGACGCATTTGGTTTCGATGGTGTCGCAGGCCCATTTGTCGAAGCCGAAAATACGGTTGGCTTCGGCGATCATGAACCAGCCTTCAACATAGCTAAACCTGCGCCTAGCTTGCTCGCGTTCCTTGACGACAGCGCGCGACAGTGGAGCGTTCAAGAGGTCGAGTTGTTCCTGGGAGAATGGCATCGTTTCACCTTCGGTCGCGCTTATCGGCACGGGAGCCAAGTTGCGCCATCATCACGAACAGCACGCCAAGCGTGACGCCGGTCATCACTCCCAATAGGAAGCTAGGCCAAGACATCAGACCCTCACCACCAATGAGGGCGGGCTGTTACTCAGTGCGAAGCCCTCAACCACGCGCCCGGCTTCAAGCGCTTCCTTGATTTTGGTTTTGGAAATCGCGCGGGTGATCTTGACGAGATCGTCCGGCAGGCTCGCCGGATCGGCATCGCCGACCACGCGCGGCGGGTTGTTGCGCAGCGAGAAGGTGACTTCCGGCAGTTCGCACTTCCGCAACTGCGAACTCTCCATTAGCTTGAAAATCATATTGCGGATGTATTTGTCGCGCGCCTCAAACCGCCCTTCGCGGGCATATAGTTCCTCAAGCCGGGCGGCTATCCCTTCCCGCAACAGTTTGGTGTTGTCGAGCGCACGGCCAAGCATCGCCAGCGCCTCGAATAGATCGGTTTGGCCTTCCAGCATGTCCAGCAAGGCGACGACATCATCCGCGAGTTCGGGATGATCCCGTATCAGCGTGTCGATTTCGATGCGGAGTTGATCGATGTTAGGAATTTTTGCCATCGGCGCGATCCAATACAAATGAGATCATGTCGCGCGCGGCTTCTAATTGCTCATAGATCGCGCGAGCCTCCGCTTGCGTCAGCGCGGCCAACTCCCGCGTGTCGGTGCGGATACGAAGCAAGCGTTTTTGGAGATCGGTTTCGGGCTGGCTGGTGGCGAGTTCAATCTTCGGTCGGCTTCGCTTGATAGACCTGTTTGGCATGAGACACCTTCAAGAGCGCTTCCGCGAGAACGGTTTCCAGTTTTTCCAGATCGTCAAAGGCCAACGTGTCGAACAGCGGCCTTTGCAACAGTTGCGTGGTGTGACGCGAGCACCTTTCGGCACCTTCACGGATGCCGCGCAGATGTGGGCGCACAAGCACGTCCCATTCGGCGAGCGTCTTGGTCACGGGATCATTTTCCACAAGGCGGGCGGGGCGGTGCAGCGCCGACGTTTAAGGGCGCGTTGCATGGTGACGTAGGTGCGGGGCGGGAAAGCCTTTGCCCTGCCCCACCAATGCCAAGCGACCTTTGGGGTGGTCTTGGTGATCTCGCAGACCCGGTCGATGCCGATAGCATCAACCACCGCTGCGGCTGTGCGTAATTCTTTCATGCCCGCCCTTATAATCGTAATATGTACGACTATCAAGACGGAACCGCTATGAGCGGGGTTGTGGATATAGGGGACAGTTATTTTTGCGAAATACAACCTAAAGCGTGAGAAACGTTTTGCTCTCTTATTGGTTTAGGAGTATTGAGGTTGCATTGATCCGATTTTTTAGGACTTCTGATTTTTGGCACTTGCCACATTTGAGAAGCGTGCCTTAATCTTCACGCGCTAACCGGCAAGGGGTTACATGGTCAGAAAGATGGACGGCTTCGGAAAGCTGCAAGGCTTCGACGTGGAAGCCTACAGGCGTCGCCTGCGCATCATGCGCGAAATAGTTAGCGGCGACAATCAGACGGACTTCGCCAAACGGTTGGGAATTGATTTCAAAAGGTGGAGTAATTACGAACGCGGCTACCCGGTTCCAAGGGAAGTTGCCTTCCTGCTCCATCATAAATTTCCCGGCTTATCGATTGAGTGGATTTGGTTTGGATCGATGTCGAGCCTGTCCGCTCACTATCGAGAGAAAATCCAACTCGCCGAAAAGTTGGACCTTGAGCAACAGCGCGACATGGCTGAAATGGAAAAGATCAAGAAGAAGCTGGACGCCACCAACGAGCGGCGAAGAAAAGCGCTGCATCCTAGTGCGACCAAGGGGAAGCAACGCGCTGACGTTCGGGAAAAAGCCTCTCAGTGAGGCAGTTGGCCTTTCTCACGGAAGTCACAAAGCACGGCGTATAATTCCGCCGCCAGTTTCAAGGCGGCCTCGCCCTGTGCCCGATCATTGGGCAGCACGCCTGTCATTTTGAGCGCCAATTGGATCAGTAGCGCCTCAACGGCCTCTTCCGGTTCGGCGAGCGGAAAGCCGTTGGCCTCGAATTCCTGCTCAATCAGCGCTTCGATCATTGAAGGCCTCCACGTTTCTGTTCGTTATTAATTGGCCCCGCAGCCCAACGCGCAGACTATGCGCCCGGCGCTGACGGGTGTCATCACATATTATGTCCGGAACCCGACATTTCGCCCCCGCTGAATTTTTACGATTGATTTCGCAATAATTACGACTAATGTGACGGCGTCTCCCTGCTAGGAGGACGCTTGATGGTGATAGGTACCGTGTTCACCTTGAAAGAAGCCGCCGAACAGTTAAGACAATCACCGCGCGCGGTGGCAAAGGTTGCCAAGAAGCACGGCCTCTGTTCCACATTTGGTCGTGATCTGCTTTTTTCGGAAACCGACATTCGATCAATTTGGGAAATTCAGCGATGGCCCTCTACCTTTGGCAGCGGACACCCGGAAAAGGCAACTTCGTCATCCGGGGCACCGACTTCAACGGCAAGGAAGTACACCAATCTACAAAGACTTCCGATCAAAAAGCCGCGCAAAAACTCCTCGCAAAATACCAGGGCGAATGCCTCAAGGAAGTAATCCACGGCCCGGCATCAACCAAGACCTTCAAGGATGCGGTCGATCTTTATCTAGGGACCGGAGGTCGCGACCGCACTGGCGGATCGCCGCGCTTCCTTGGTGCCCTTGATCCGGCTACCGGGGAATATGATGGCTTGATGGGCCTGTTCGGCGACCGCGTCTTGAACACCATCACGCAATCCGAATTGGACGCCGCTGCCGCGAAGTTATACCCCAACACTTCCTATTTGACGCGCAACCGGCAATGCCACGCGCCGTTCATTGCAGTCTGGAACCATGCCCAAGGTGACGGTTGGTGTGAGAAGCGCGATTGGAGGCGACCGCGCAAGCCGAAAGGCACGATGTTGAAATTCCTCAACACCAAGGTCCGCGCCGGGACCACGGCAACCACCTATGACCGCGCCGCAAAGTTCGTGCTGGCGATGTCACCCGCCCCCGCCATGTTGATGACGACGTTTTTCTATACCGGCATGCGGCCCATCGAACTATTCACGCTGGAAGCCGATCAGGTAAACATCAGGGAACGATGGATCACCCTCCCCGCGAGCAAGAGCGGCGAACCCCGTGGCGTGCCGATGCATGAGGTTTTGGTTCCCCTGTTCACCGGCCTGATGAAGCGCGGCGGCTTCCTGTTTAGGACCCCGCGCGGCGTCCCCTATGAGCCGAAGGATGAGGAAGGCCAAGGCGGTGGCCAAATGAAAACGGCGATCAAGGGGGCGCGCAAGCGGTCGGGGATCACCGACATCGCGCCCTATACCGGGCGGCACACGGTATCCTCGCAATTGGTGATGAACGGCGTTCATACGCTGATCAAGGACGTGATCATGGGGCACGCCAAGGACGATAGCGACATGAGCCGCCGCTATACCCACATCACCCCGGAAAAGCTTATCGAAGAAATCAACACCCTGCCGGTGATCGACGCATGGGCGAACGCGCCGTGGATGCTCGACCCGCTGGCATGGGCGCACAAGCTGGCGGCGGGCACCGGCAAACGAAACGATCTGAAAGTCGCGGCTTAGAAGGAAGTATCAAATTGACTGAATACACCATAACCGAACACCTCAATGACCTTGAGACAATTTCCGCAACAGCGCGCTTTGATGTCGGCAGGGCCGTCATCGGCTTTTTGGAAAGCCAAGGCATTCCCGACCCCACCAAGGAGCAAGTAAAAGAAGCGTACCTTGCGGCTCTCGACGCCATTGCGGACCTGATCCAATATGGAAAGCTTGGGCCTGCGGCGATTGGCAGGCTACATCGAGCGCGAGAGTTTTGCGGCATCCCGCTAGAGCAAAGCCCGGCCTAGAGCCGGGTTTTCTTTTGGCCGTGCATCCGTGCAAAATCCGTGCATGTCTCTTTTAGAATTCAAGAAACCCCTGTACCGCAGGCACTTCTAACTTCTGGCCCGTCCCTTGGTAAAGGTCAGGGTTGGGATCATGGAAAGCGAAAAAACCCTTGAATTACCAGTGGTTACCCCGAAACTGTCGAGACGCGAAAATGCACGAAAACGCAGAACAGAACATGAAAAAGCGTATCAATCCGTGCAAAATCCGTGCAGTCCGTTCTATGGACGTTCTCCCGAAATAGACCCAATCAGCCCGGTTAGCACAGTGGTAGTGCGCGTCATTGGTAATGACGAGGTCAGCGGTTCAATCCCGCTACCGGGCACCACACCCCTCAAAACGACGGAGCGGGGGTCAATGTCTGAGGCTATGGTTGCCGCCAAGTTAATGCGGCTGGGTGCCTCCATCTTCACCCCGGCGTTCGGCCACGATCACCCCTTTGACATGATCGCACACTGGAACGGCCACCTGTCCCGCGTCCAGGTCAAGACCGCCCGCGACGGCGAGAACGGCTGCATCATGATCCCCGGTCAGGGCGTGGTGGACCGCCAAGGCGGCAAGCAATATCCGGTCATCACCGAAGCCGATTGCGACGTGATCATTGGCTACCATCCCGAGAGCGACATCGCCTATGTGATCCGGCCAGTTGGTAAGACCCGTTACCAGATGCGCCGCACGCCCGCCAAGAACGGCCAGATCATCGGCATCATGTACGAGCAGGATTTTCGGCTCACCAGCCTCGATCAGATCAAGCCGGTCGCGCGCTAGCCGAACACCCGCTCCAACTCCCTCCCGGCCTTCATAACCGCCGCCCGGATTTCGCCGAAGAAACGCGAGTTCGGGCGCACCGCTATGAAGTCAACGTTGCGCCCATAGCCCCGCCCGACCTTGCGAGCCAACCCACCCGCGACTAACGCATCCAGCGAGCGCTTGGCGTTGGAGCGCGGGATGCCCAAAAATTTGGCGACGCCCGAGGCTGTCTGCGGTTTAGTCACTGTATCGACGTGCCACAAGACGAACGCGCAAAGCAGTTCTTCCCATACCGCGCCGACATGCTTTCTGCGATAGTCGCCATGCATCGCCTTCGACACCGCCAGCATCATCGTTGAAACGATAACCGCCTGTTGCAAAATTTTTGCGATCTCATGATGGCTCACGGGCGCTGTCCCTCCCTCACGGTGAATTCACGCTGCCCTCACGATGAATGTGCCGTTCACCGGCCTCTATTGTTTCCTCAAAACAATTACTGACCAATTTGGTCACTCGCAATAATTTTCCCCTTTGATCTAAATCAAACGCCGGGAAATTGCTGCAATTGGTATTGAAAAGATTGAGGTTGTGTTCGGGAACGAACTCGCTGCACACTGTTTGAGTGAGGGGAGTAATCGCCCTCGCATCTAAGTCGGGCATCGGACTTTGGGATGGACATTCGTAAAACGGACGCCTAGCCTCCACTATCCGAAAAAATACGCACGATGGAGTGTATCGCAAAATTCCTGCCAAAATGGCATATAAGTGCAAGGGGACTTCGCAATGCCAAAATTACCAACGGTGGACCGGTTTCGACTTAGTTGCGAGGTCGCGGTCTCGGACTTGGGTCCGATCATCGCCCAACTCACGAAAATGGGCCTGACCAATATCAACTTTGAACTGATGACCGATGTCTTGGCCTTCGCTGAAAAGGTCAAGCATGATGTCCGTTCGCCAGACCACTTGAAGGCGTGGACAGAGGACCATCCGACGTTCAAGGCCATCGACGCGGTTAATCACTTTCGTAACACCGGACGCGGCAACGGTAGCGCAGCCTATCCAGCCCTTGCCGAACTGGTTGAGGCGGGCGTTCTCAAAAAACTTGGTTCCGGCAACTATGCCCGCGCTGATGTCAAACACATCGCCGCACCGAAGAAAGAGGCGAAGCCAAAGGGCGACACACAGAACCGCTACACCGTCCCCCACACCGGCCTGATCATGCGTCTGATCAAGCGCAAGCATGGTCACATCACTACCGAGCAGATCAAAGACGGCTTTGAAAAGGACGGTCGCCCGCGCGCGTCCGCCTCGCCCGCCATCAAAGACTGCTTGGACAAGAAGCTGATCAAGCGTGTCGCCGATGGCGAATATGAAATGATCGAAACACCCGCACCGAAAAACGGCAACGGCGCGACGCAAGTAGCGGAGGCAACCAATGGCTAAAGGGAACGGCGGGACATTGTGGATGACCCGCAGCTATAACTTCGTGGATAAGGACCCCGAGATCGATAAATTTCGGACGATCTGGCAAAAGGAACACCTCAAGGAAAAGGACCTTGCCGTTCTCGCCGGATTGAGCACTTCGACGGTCAACAATATGTTCGGCGGGAAAACTCGGAAACCCCAGCACGCGACATTTGCGAAGATGGCCGGTGCGATGGGCTATGCCTACGGGTTGCAGCGCGACGAAAAGCCAGACTACGAAAGCGAAATTCCGCAAGCCCGCGAACAATTCAAAATTCATAAGGAACGCCTCGCAAAGAAGCGAGAGCGCGCTAATAGGGGTAAGTGAAAATGGGATCGGCAAAGAAGCCTCCTGCCAAACGGCCACCCGGCCCGCGCAGCGTCGGCAAGATAGATGCGCAGATCGGTGGCCGCATCCGGGCCATGCGAATGGACCGCAACATGAGCCAGAACGATTTGGGCGACTTGCTTGGGGTCTCGTTTCAGCAAATCCAAAAGTATGAGAAGGGCATCAACCGGATTTCGGCGGTGCGCCTGCATCAGATCGCCACCGCGTTGGAAACCACCACCGAACAATTAACCGGCCTTGGCGGCGGCCCACAAGTCGATGGCTTTGACTTCGATCACGAAAGCTACAAATTGGCGAAGGCCTTTTCTCGTTTGCCCGATCACTTGAAGTCTCGAATTAGAAGCTTGATCAACTCGATCATGGAACCACCGGAATAGTAACCCTAGGGGCTGGGGCCACTAGGTTGCGTAATGTTGAATGCGTCGATTGCCGAAATCCCCTTGCCAGCGCGACTGGCAAGGCGTCCGATCTCAGAACGTGGTTTCCCGGTCCCGTGGTTCGTTTCGCTCATTGATGGTAAGTGGGATTTCGTCAATCTAGACCCGCGCAAGATCGCCGAGGCCTATCGCCGCAACCTCTGTTGGATTTGCGGCCAGCCAATGGGCCGCTTCAAGTGCTTCGTCATCGGGCCGATGTGTTCGATCAACCGGGTATCCAGCGAGCCGCCAAGTCACCGCGAATGCGGCCTCTATGCCGTTCAGGCCTGCCCGTTCCTCGCCCGCCCCAACATGCGCCGCAACGAAGCCGCCTCGATGAACCAAGGCGAGACCGTGCCCGGCATCATGATCCAGCACAATCCCGGCGCGACGGGGTTGTGGATGACCAAGACATTCAAGCCGGTCAACACGCCAAAGGGCGCGTTGTTCGAGATCGGGCCGCCCGTCGAACTGCTTTGGTTTAAGGAAGGCCGCACCGCCACCCGCGCCGAAATCCTCACCGCCATCGACAAGGGCCTGCCCTATCTGCGCAAGGTTGCCGCCGACGAAGGCGACGGTGCGCCGGAGGAATTGGACCGTTATATCGAACGCGCTATGAAGCTAATTCCTGCGGAGTGATCCTCATGAGGGACGAATTTTCGGTGGCACAATTCTTCCTTGACGGCAGCTACGAATACGAATGCCGTTTCGTTAGCGCCGAGGAAGCCGTCAAGACCGCGCACCGCTTGACTGAAACTGTCGGGGCCTCGTTTGGCTTTGTTCAACGCATCATCATTACCGATGGCGGCGACTTCACCAACTTTGAGTGGCAGTTCGGCAAGGGGATCACCTATCCACCAAGAGAGAAGCATCATGAACCAGAAAGAGCGCCGCGCAAGAGAAGCGCATAAGCAGGCACCGTTAGGCGATGCGCCTGTTGATGCCGAGTATCACGGCAAGATGGAATTCCTGGCTCGTCAGATGGATCACCTCTTCAACGGTGATTTGCGGGGAGAACATCGCAAGGTCGGCTTTGTGCTGATGGTGTTTCCCTTCGGCGAGGGCGGACGTGCTAATTATGTGTCTAACGCGAACCGCGCCGATATCGTCGCCACAATGAAGGAACAGATCGCGCGTTTCGAGGGGCAACCCGAACAGAGTGGAACGGCCTGATGCGAGAATTCGCGTTCAATCTGATGCTGATCTGGATTGGCGCGATGCTGACAATTGCGTACCTGCTAGTAATGAGGGAGCGAGTGATGAAAGACCCTGCTGACTTTAACCCGAACGACCATGATCATGTGATGTCGGTGGCGATGCTACTCAACACAATTTTGAACTCGCACAGGAACGACGTGCGTTTCGCGCTATTGGTTTGGCAGGATCATCATCCTGACGTTCAAGGTCTCGTCTCGAACGACACCGACGACAAGACCGTGACCTCCATGCTTGATGGTGCCAAGCATAAGATCGAACGAGCGAGTGGAGACATTCACCACACCGCAGGCCACGCCTAAGCCTTTTCATGCGCGTTATCAGCCCCCAGCCCCGCGCGTGTGGAGAGGCCGGTCCCGCACCCTCAAAGGTGCGGGACCACCTTATTGTTGTCCAACAGGGAGGAAAAATATGAGACCGGAAGCTGCCCCGATAGTCACCATCAGAAAAGACGATCTTATAAGCATTCATCGCGGCTTGGATCAGATCGCTTGCTTGGCCGATAGGCGCTCCAACGATCAGCACTCTTACGAAATCGCCGCCGCCGCATCGATGATGCAGCGGATCATCAGGCACTACCTGTTTTCGCAGAGTAGCCCGGCATAAAATTATTTAACCCTACTGCCGCAGGCTCAAGGCATAGAAAAAGGCCCGCCCCCGAAGGGGCGGGCCATCTTCTTGGGATCGCAGCGGTTCATTCGTAAGGAAAAATCACTTCCACCTCGTCGTCGGTCTCAATGCCTAGATAGTCCATCAGGCCCGGCGACAGATCGGCGACGCGCCCGGTACTCTCATGCGGCCCCCAATCGGCGGGAAATGCTTTGATGAACACGCCGGTTTTCAGCGACTTCACCAGCGCCATATATTCCAGCATCATCGTCTTGGGCGTCACCGCGTAGTCCCACCGACAGGCGACATATGGCACATAGGGATTGAGGCGGCGCGCAAGCCCCGTGGTGCCTTCCGGTTGATCCGGCAAGAACAGTTGCGGCGCGTCGTCAACGTCATCGATGAACGCCAAGCCCTCGCTGGCCGAAACGCCCGTGTCATCCGGCCCACCGAAATACGAGGCCTTGCCGACCGCGTGGAATGCCGCGTCCGGTTCGGGGACCACCACGCCCTCGTCATCATCGCCGCCCAGCACGTCCGCAATGGCTTCGCAGATTTCCACGAATTGCGTGTTGTAGATTTCCGCATCGGCCTCGCTGTCAACGAAGCAGACTTCCAGCAACAGCGACGGCATTTCGGTCTTGTTGAGGAAGAACAGATCGGTGCGCTTTTTGCCGCCGCGATTAATGAAGCCAACGCTGGCAATCGCTGCGCTGACATCGGCGGCCAGTTCGGATTGCGTCACATAGAGAACTTCGGTGCCCATCGGCTTGCTGACTTGCTCATAGGCATTGAAATGGACGCTGATGTCGAGGTCGCGGTTTTGCTTGTTGTGGAAATTTACGATGGTGTTGAGGTTGGTGTTTTGGTCCCGGCTGGTATCGTCGTGGAACGTCTTCACGTTGACGCCGCGCTCGCGCAGTTGGGTGGCGAGTTCTTCCACCACCAACCGGGCTTCATCGACTTCATCTAGGATGCCGGACGCGCCGCGAACATAGAGGCCGTGGCCGGACGAAATGACAACGCTGTTATAGGTCATGCTAGAGCCTCGAAAGCCTGATGGGTGACACCGCGCCTAGCAGGCTGGCGATGATGTAGACCACCACCAACACGATGACGACGGTGATCAGCACGTTGATGATCCTGCCGAATGGTTCCGGCATCGGCACCATCGGCAGCAATTGTTGAACGGCCCAAAGGACCACGCCAAGCACGATCAACATTAGGATGACCGAGATCAATGTCCCTATCATTTGAGGCACCTTTCTATAAGTTTATCGCGCCGCGAAATCGCCGAGCCTACTTCATGGAGGGTAAAGGCGAAGCCAGCCAAGACCGTGACGTTGACAATCAGGATTGCCAGCACAAATGGCGTCGCCTTCATGGTATCGACAACTTTGGAAGCAAGTTCCGCCGGAATGTTCATGGAATGATGCTCGCAAACCCGGTCGCAATCGATGAATGTCCGCTATCGTTCGGGTGCGTGCCGTCAGCATTCAGGCCCGCCGAAGTTGGCAACAGCGTTGTCGGATTGACGCCGACAATTTGCGCGTAGCCGAGCGCGGTCCTGACCGCACCGGGCACCGCCTGATAACTGCTTAATGGGATCGCCCGCGAATTGGTGTTGAGCAAAGGCGCGGTCAAATAGATCGGGACCGTGGGATTGATGTTGTGAATGTTGGTCAGGAACGCCGTCAGGTTCGCCTGGTAGGTCGCGACCGCTACCTGATTGAGAAATTCATTGGTGCCGATCATGACAGTGATCAGATCGGGCGACAGGTTGGCAATGTCGGTGCCGTGCGACGCCGTAGCTTGCAGACTGCCATAGCCCATATTGATGCAGCGGAAGTTTTTCAGGTTGGCAAGCAGGAACGGATAGCAGACCCGCACGTCCGTTGACGTAAAGCCTTCCGTGATGCTGTCGCCATAGCACACCATCAGCGATCCGGTGCGCGCCGCAGCGGCGGTGACGACATAGGGCAGATCGACGTTGACGCCGCCGAACTCGACGCCATCGGCGTAGGGCAGCACGATCTCATAGAGCCGGTCCACCGACGAACCGTTGACGATAGTGAGTGTCGCCACCGCAACGGTGTTGATCGGCGGCGGCGATTGAAAGGTTTGAACAAAGGTGCCGTTGACGTAGATCGCGCCAATCGTATTGCGCGCATCGGTGCGGCTGATCAGACCGTTGTAGCGCACCAGCACGTTGACGGTCGGCGCATTGGAGCGGAAGCGGAGCCGCGCCCCCGGCATGGCGTAAGTATAGCCGTTGCCCGCCACGTCGTTGATCGGACGCACAAAGCGCGCATAGCCGCCGACGAACGTAGGTGCGACGCAATCGGTATAAGCCAGCACCGCGCTATTGGCAGGATAAAAGCTTTGCGGATCAGGGAGAGAAGCGCCGCCGCCAGCGAGGCCGATCAGCATGCTACCACTGCGGAAGTTCGACGTAAGAAAACCGCCCCAGCACCGTCGCCCCGGCGATACTGATGGCCGTACCGTCAGCGCGTGCCGTCATCTTGGCCGCCGCGCCCGTCGCCAACGATGTTTTTGAATAGCCGAACATGGTGGCATTGCCTACACTACCCAACAGATTGAACACTCCCGACAGGCCCACGGCTATCGCCGTATCGAACACGGCAGCCTGAAAATAGGTGCCGGGCGTCTGTGTGCCGAGCAGATAGAACTCAAACAGATACGAGCCAGCGCGCGGCGCGACGAACCGGGTGCCGTCATAGCAAAGGTTGAGGCCGGACGGATCGCCCGTCGCGGCGTTGAACGTGACTTCGGTAAAGACGGCGGGGGTCGCGAGCGTTTGGTTGGTCGATTTTGTCAACTCGCCGGAAAATGGATTTGGCCTGCCGTCTAGCACTTGCCAGTTGGTGCCGTCCGAGCGCAGCAACAGCGTTTCTGACGCCCACATGACAAAGCTTGCGCCTTGGCGACCGATCACGCCGGAAGGCGTCGAAAGCGTATAAAGCTTGCTGGCGCTGGCGGGCAGATTGACCACGAACCCGATCAATGAACCCGCAACACCAACCGGTGTTGGCAGGGTAATGGTGTAGTTCGCCGACGTACCGCTGATCAGATGCAACTTGCCAAAGGCGGTCGAGGTCAGCGTAGCCGTACCCGTGAGCGAAACCGGATTGGAGAGGTCGAGGCCGCCCAGGTTGCGCATCGACGTGCCAGCATTGGCAACGTCTGAAAGGTTGTTGGCCGACAACAGCATGCCGGTCGTCGCTA